TATCAATCGTTACATGGACTATGCGTATAGTTGGATTGGTTGGGGGCATCATGGTGCTCGTACATCATATGCACATGATTATGCCAACCGACTGATCACGGTAGAAGTTTGATACAATAGAATAGGTTGGGAGGGGTTGACAAAAAACTTCTCCCCCACTATAATAACTACATACTAAACATGCCTCAGTAACTCAGTGGACTAGAGTATCCGCCTTCTAAGCGGTTAGTCGTTGGTTCGAATCCAACCTGAGGCGTTTGACTTTTTAACAAAAAAGTCTTATAAATAAATCACTTAGGTCGAAAACAATGTCTTTTCAAATGAACAACAAACAGATTAACATTCTTGATTGCCGCTATTGGCATATCGAGGGTACTCCCCTGTTTGCTGACATGGAAAGACATATGTAAGATGTAATCCATAAAAGCAAAAGACAGGGGAGAGAAACCAAAAGTTTCCTCCCCTTTTTTGTTGTCTGTGACAGTTTCTTAAGTGTCCACCAGTCCATCCTAAGAGACCGAACGGTGGTATTCTAGCTAAGTGGTCGAGAGAGACCACGATTCGAACCTTGAAAATTTAACTCTTTGGGACATTAACTCAGCGGTAGAGTATCCGGCTTTTAACCGGTTAGTCCTCGGTTCGAATCCGAGATGTCCCATAGACCGCCGCAGTTCGGTCTCTAAACATAAACTGTTCGGGAGGATTTCCGAGTGGTTAAAGGAATCTGACTGTAAATCAGACGGCTCTGCCTTCACAGGTTCAAATCCTGTTCCTCCCACCTTGACCCATTAGTGTAGCGGTCTATCACGCCACCCTGTCACGGTGGAGATCACGGGTTCGAATCCCGTATGGGTCGTTGGGTTGCTGCCCGATATGAAAAACACTTCCGTTACCTAGCTAGTAACTATGGTTGTGAAAAATCGGAATTTCCTCTGCCCGTGCTCTTCGGGATGTGAATTGAGGAAAGGTAAAGGGAAGAGACAGCAACCCATTTTGTTCCTATCGACTAGCGGTTAGGTCACCACCCTTTCAAGGTGGCAGCACGGGTTCGAATCCCGTTAGGAATACCAAGGAAACATAGCTTAGTTGGTAAAGCATTCGACTGATAATCGAAAGACCACTGGTTCAAGTCCAGTTGTTTCCACTGTGTCGTTAGCCTAGTGGTAAGGCAGTGGTTTGTGGAACCACCTAGATGGGTTCAATTCCCATACGGCACCCCACTCTGAGGTCGCCAAGTGGTAAGGCAGCGGGTTTTGGTCCCGCCATTCGTGGGTTCGAATCCTACTCTCAGAACTATACTCTCTTAGCTCAGTGGACTCAGAGCACTTGACTACGGATCAAGGTGTCGTAGGTTCGAATCCTACAGAGAGTGTTGACATTCATTCTCAGTGTGGTATGATGTCTTTATTGGAGAGGTGTCCGAGTGGTTTAAGGAGCAGACCTGGAAAGTCTGTGTGGGGGCAACTTCACCGTGGGTTCAAATCCCACTCTCTCCGTTGACAAACTTGCAAAAGTTTGTTACTATATAAAAGGATAGAGGTTAAGTCTCTGTTATATCCTTATGAGGTATATCACACTTAATCCATCATTCCCCTGTAGCTCAGCGGTAGAGTCGTCGGCTGTTAACCGATTTGTCGCAAGTTCGAATCTTGCCGGGGGAGTTGGAAGGTCTGGAAATGTTCGGGTCTTCCTACTAAATCCTAGAAATTTTTTCTAGGTCAGGGGATTGATCACCCCTGTTCGTAGGTGCCAAAACCGCTCCTCATCCCTAGTATTCTGTGGGTGAGTGAATGTAAAGAGGGATAACATAGGTAAAGTTATCCACACCTACCACATCCTCTGGTAGTCTATTGGTAAGGACAGGCAGACAATGCACTTGGAAACTAGGTTCGATTCCTAGACAGAGGTAACAAGTCGATGTGGCGGAATTGGTAGACGCGCTGGGTTTAGGTTCCAGTGAATTTATTCGTGGAGGTTCAAGTCCTCTCATCGACACTTGCCAATCTAAACTACATAGTTTATAATTGGTACATGCGGAATTAGTTCAGTGGTAGAACGCCATCCTTCCAAGTTGGATGTCACCGGTTCGAATCCGGTATTCCGCTCTTGGGCGATTAACTCAGCGGTAGAGTGGCCTCCTTACAAGTGGTAAGTCACTGGTTCGATTCCAGTATCGCCCATTGATAGGACGAAAAGAATGGAAATAAATGTATATAATAAATTCGGTGATGTAGTTAAATCAATTGATCTTAAAGACTCTATTGAATACATTGATGGTAGAGTTTATAAAGGAGATAAATTTTACTACAAAGGTATAGGAGTTCCATATCAATTTCATCATATTCATCCAGACGACATGACTGATGAGTATGATTTTATTGACGTATGCGATGTTTTTTATATTGGTAATTTAGTTTCGAAAAAAGTCTTCGCAGGAAAGACTGGAATATTCCAAGAAAAATATCAAACTCATTTTACTGATTGGATAGGTGCTTGTGGTGTAAAGGAACTCAACATATTTGAAAATTTATATGATGAGAGTGGATTTGAATTCAGTGCAATTGAAGTTTTTGAATATCAAATTATTGATGAACAAAATCAACAATATTATTTGAAGGTTGATTATCCAGAAGGTAGAAATAATTACTTAACGAGTCCTGATCCAAAAAAACTTAGGCTTCTTTTGGACTATATGATTCAAAATGATTGGAACTTTCCTTGGGATAAAAATTGTCTTACAGATATTAACTCAGAATCTAAAATAACTGACGTAGCTGATATCTTTAAGTCCTCAGATATTTCTCATAAGATTGGAACAGTTTATGCTTTGTTGCATAGTCTTTATCAAAATGATCAAAATGCATACTTTGAATTTTGTGAATCAAATTCTTTAATGCACTATAATAGAATGAGTTTTATTCTTAATACTCTTTCTATTCTTCAATATAATAATGTAGATGTTGGTCATTTATATTCAACAACTCCGGTTGAAACTTATAGAAATATAATTTATAATTACTTGATTACTGGAAAAAATTGTGGTTTCTGTGGAGTTGGTAGTTGTAAAGGAAGAAAGGATTCTAATGAATCTTATGGGGAGGAAATTCGAAACGAATATATTAAAATGGCTAAAGTTCAATTGAACTTATAAATATCTCAAAAAGAGTATAATGGAAACACTTTATAAACTACTTTCTGATACTCAATCGAGTCTTTTTGTCTTATTTCATAAGACTTGGGCTTATCATTGGAATGTAGTTGGAGAAGATTTTCCTCAACTTCATACTCTTTTTGGTGGTCAGTATGAGACTATGTTTGAAGAGATTGATCGTATCTCTGAACACATGAGATTTTTAAATGTAAAACCACTTAATAGTTTAGAAAGAATTCTAGAAGTTTCAAAAATTAAAACAGGTCAAAGTACAACAGATTGCCATAAGATGGTTAAGGATCTGTTGAAGTCAAATCAAGATCTTTGTGAACTTCTTACTGAGGTTGCTGAAGAAGCTGATGAACAAAAGTCAAGAGCAACTTCAAATCTTGCAGACGATCTAAACGAAACTCATGGTAAATTTGTTTGGATGTTAAGGTCTTATTTAGAATCTTCACCTGGATTGAAAGAAGAGGTAGTTGAGATTGAAGAAACTGAGGAACAAATCACCGAAGAAATTGTAGAAGAAACTATTGAAGATTGATTAAAGGTACAGTACAATGTTAAGAGTAAGATGTAAGGTGTGTAACACCGAGTTGGAGTCGCATCCAACTAAATCAGTATGTTGTGGATGTGATAATATGACACTTGTGAAGGGAGACACTATTACTGCTGTTGACCTAAACCAGGTTGTCATGTTAAACTCCATAAAAGAAAACAAGAATTCTGGTGTACTCAGTGCATCGGATCTTGCATATCAAGAGTCCAGAAGAGCTCGTAAAGTTCGTAAACTGGATTTTGAGGTAAAGTAATGTACCAAGAAGATTTGAATCCTTATAATTCTTCTGAATATGAAAAATTTTTTAAAACTACTTTATTATACAAAAAAATCAGTAAAAATTATGATCTAGTTTCTTTTGATAATGATTTAATGCAAATTATTAATGGACTCACTACAAGAACAGTTTTATCTTTATCTATTCTCGATGCAGCACCATTTTATTATTTGCAATATTTGACTGACTTAAATCCATCAAAAATATATGATATTGGATGTAGAGCAAATTTATTTAAAAAGTATGTTCCAAATCTAATTGGAATTGATGTTTTAGCTGCAAAAAAAGATCGAGATGCAAATGCTGATGAATATCTAAAAATAAATAATCGTTTTTATGAAGAAAATTTTGAAACAATGGAAGCAGCTTTTGCAATAAATTCATTTCATTTTTTTCCTCTTAAAAAAATTAGAGAAAGAGTGATTCAGTTTTCTTCTTTAATTTCTAAAGGTGGTAGAGGTTGGATTACTTTTAATGCAGCAATAATGTTAGAACGTCAAGTTAAATCAAAAATTAGATTAAATTCTAAAAATATACCTGAGGAAGAAGTTGAGAAACTTGAAAAATTTGTGAGAAAAGAATTGTACGATTTGCCATTTAAATTAGAAGTTTTTGAGTGTACTATAAATAAAGAACTTGATTCTCCTTTAACTGGTAATGTACGAATTCTTTTCACAAAATAATTGGAGGATTGGCTGAGTGGTTTAAAGCAGCGGATTGCTAATCCGTCGATGTCTTTAGGGGCATCCATTGGTTCAAATCCAATATCCTCCGTTTGGAAAGGTGGCCGAGTGGTTTAAGGCAACTGTCTTGAAAACAGTCGATGTGAAAGCATCCGGAGGTTCGAATCCTCTCCTTTCCGTTTAAAATTATTAAAAATTTAAGTATTTCTTAATAAGTGTGTCGTAATGAACACAAAAGGATGCCTTTTGGGCTTCCGTGATTATTATATACTTATGTACAAGTTAGTACCTTATGGATCAACATACCTACGAAAATTGGGTGAAGATCAAAGAGACCTTCGAGGCCTCAGGTAACATGAATAATATGTTCTACAAAAGAGCATGTGAAATTGTAAAAACAAAAAGAGATCCTTTAGCTAAGTTTCTTGGAGATGAGAAGTGATGGAACCTCAAGACGAATTAATCAGTCGTAGAGAAGTTCAGGAGATGATTGATGATGCAATCCGTAGACACAACCGTAATGCTTCAATTATTAGTATGTGCGTCGGTTGGGTGGTTCTTGCTTTATTTGCTGAGGGACTTCTAAGACTTATTGGAGTTATTCCACCAGTACTACCATGGCTCAACATTACCCTGAAATAATTGGTATCGTTTTCCTGTTAGTATTTGCCGCCACGATGTTCTATCAAGGCACCTGTATTATTAGAGGTCAAAGAGGATATTCCCTCAGAGACTATATGAAACAGGAAAGTGTAAACATGCGTCAAAGAATAGAAGAACTACTCAAAGACAAATGATAGTGTTAACCGAAGAGGATTTAAAAGAACTACAAGAAAGAGTTCTACATCAAAAGATGGATGAACTATTTGAAGAACCATCTACATACGAGGATGATGATGGAATGGAATGAATTCATCGACTTTTTAGGCAAACAAATTTTAATTTTTATCGTATTTGTGTGTGGTCTCACTGTGGGATATATGTACGGACAAAGAGATGTGGGAGGTTAAATATGAATAGTTTAACTTTGTCTAGTATTTGTGTATTTGGAGCAATTGGATTATTTATTTTTTGGGGACTGGGACACGCTTATCCATAAATTGGGAGAGGACAAATGAAGATTTTTTTAGATACGGCTGACGTTTCATTTATTAAGTCAGCGTATGACACAGGATTATTGGATGGGGTCACTACAAATCCATCATTAATTCTTAAGAGCGGAAGACAACTTTCGGAAGTTATTCAAGAGATTTCAACCGAGTTTCCAAACTTGCAAAGTATTTCTGCAGAGGTTGTTGCAGAAACATCAGAAGAGATGCTTTCACAAGCACAACAATATTACTCAATTGCACCTGCAGTTACAATTAAAGTTCCTTGTACAGTAGAGGGACTTAAAACATGTAAGTTTCTTTCTGATAAAGGAATTCAAACTAACGTAACTTTGGTATTCTCAGTTGCTCAGGCAATCCTTGCATCTAAAGCAGGTGCAACATTCATCTCACCTTTTGTTGGTCGTTGGATGGATAACTCTATTGATGGTATTGAGTTGATTAGAAATATCCGCAAGGCTTTTGACTACTCTGGAACATCAACAAAGATTCTCGGTGCATCTCTCCGTGATGTGAGACAGGTGGAACAATCTGCACTCTTCGGTGCAGACGTTGTTACAATCCCGCCAGTGGTCTTCTGGGCAATGTATAAGAACATTATGACTGATAAGGGTCTAGAACTCTTCCAGAAGGACTGGGAAGAGGTATTGAGTTCTGTTAATAAGAAGTGAAAAATATTGTTATTTTTGGTGCAACGGGGGACTTGTGCCGCAGAAAACTTATTCCAGCTCTATATGAACTTCATAAGAAGAATCTATTACCACCTGAGTTTATCATTACTGGTGCGTCAAGAACGCAACACACTAAACAAAGTTGGTTACACACTCTTGGATCTTACCCAGAAGATTTTGTAAATCGTCTGAACTATGTTGTCTGTGACTTGTCTGATTCCGACAGTCTGAAACAATTGGAACCAGGAGAAGATGTAACATTCTTCCTCTCAGTTCCACCAGAAAGATATGGCGATGCGGTTCTCAGTTTGAAATCTACAGGATATGTGGAAGATGTTGAGACCAGTAGAGTCATCATTGAGAAACCTTTTGGATACAATCTTCAGTCCGCAGAGGAACTGCAAGAGATTGTTTCTTCCAACTTGAGAGAAAAACAAGTCTATCGTATTGACCACTATCTTGGTAAGGATACGGTCAATAATATCCTTGCAACAAGATTCAGTAACGTTCTTCTGGAACCTCTGTGGAATCGTGATTATGTGGAAGAGGTCCAGATTTTTGCAACTGAGACCATTGGTTGTGAGGGTCGTGCCCAATACTATGAGACTGCTGGTGCAGTCAGAGATATGTTGCAGAATCATATGTTGCAACTGCTTGCTCTGATTGCAATGGAGGCACCATGCAAGAATGATGCTAAAGAGATTCGTAGAGAGAAAGTCAAAGTTCTTTCTGCTGCACGATTGGGAACAAAACTAGTCTGTGGTCAGTATGCTGGATATAAGAATGAACAGGGAGTTGATTTTGATTCACAAACTCCCACTTTTGTTGCCGGTGATATTTACATAGATAATTGGAGATGGAAAGGAGTTCCTTTCTATTTTATGACTGGGAAAAAACTTCCTGTGGGTTGTGTTGAGGTTGTAATCAAACTGAGAGCACCTGCAGTGAATTTATTTGAGGGTCATGAAGGTAATGATCGCATTGTGATGAGGTTTCAACCAGATCCTCACTTTGATATTCAAATTGATATTAAATCCCCAGGTCTTCAGGATAAGGTTGAGAAGGCAATTTTGAAACATAATTATCCAGAAGGTGCGATTGATGGTTATGTGAAACTTTTTTATGATGCAATCAATAAAGATCAATCACACTTTGTTCATTCTGAAGAAGTTATTGAATCATGGAGAATTGTTGATGATCTTCTTTGTGTTGGGGATCAATGTCCAGTCAACACAAAACCCCATACATATCATTCAGGAACTTGGGGTCCACAACAACAAATAGAACACATTACTAAGTGGGACTATCCACTCAAACTGGTTTAGGAGGAGTTATGAGAGTAGGATTAATCGGACTAGGAAGAATGGGCGAAGGTATGTCTCGCCGCATGATGAAAGCAGGTATAGAAGTTTGGGGTTATCGGAGGAATTATGAAAAAGCAAACGAAGCCTACGAAAACGGATATGTTAATGGTATTACAACTTCTATACAAAGCCTTGCTCAAGTAGTTAAGTGTAAACATAGTGGTGTATCTGATGTATACGGTACAGGTATTTTTATGATGGTTGTACCAGCAGAAAACGTAGAGGAAACAATCAATGAGTTACTACGATATTGTGACGAAGGAGATATTATTATTGATCATGGCAATAGCAATTTTAAGGACAGTCGGAAGAGAGCAGAACGCCTGGCAAAACTTGGTGTCCAATATATTGATTGTGGCACTAGCGGTGGTGTTTATGGTCTGGATCGTGGATACTGTCTTATGGTTGGTGGCGGAAATACTGCGGTCTCCACTTGTTCGCGTATTTTTGATGCCCTTGCCCCAGGAATCAATGCTGCCCCAAGGACTCAATTTGACTCAGACATAACTTCCGCAGAACATGGATGGTTGCATTGTGGCGGTCCAGGTGCGGGACACTTTGTAAAGATGGTTCACAATGGTATTGAATATGGTATAATGCAGGCATATGCAGAAGGATTTAACATCATCAAGAACGCTAATGCAGGTGCTCAGTATGTTAGAGAAGGAGACGCAGAGGTTGCCCCGATGTCAGACCCAGAATCCTATTGCTATGATATTGATGTTGCTGAGGTTGCTGAGTTATGGCGCCGTGGTAGCGTGGTTGGGTCTTGGTTACTCGATCTTACTGCTGATGTGTTACGCGGCAATAGTGAGCTTAAACAGTTCTCTGGAGGGGTATCCGACAGTGGTGAGGGTCGTTGGACTGTTTCTGCCGCTGTGGACTTGGGGGTTCCCGCTCCTGTTATCACCACTGCGCTTTATGAAAGATTTAATTCACGCAATCTGGGTACTTTCGCAGCCAAAATTCTGAATGGTATGCGTTTTATGTTTGGTGGTCATCACGTAAGATAGGAGTTATCCAATGGAACGATTTAAAGAGTTTAGTGATTATGAATTACAACTTTTAGCGGATGCTATTTGGATGAGACAGAGACGATTTATTGCAGGAGATAGGAGGTTCAGAGAGTATGGAGTTATCTTGGATGAGATTGGTAAACGAATAGATTATGTACCAGGAATATTTGCATAAAATTAAACTATAATAGAAATGGAATCCCACACCAATTTGATTTTTAGATTCGTAGAGTTTGTACTAAATAATACCATAACACTTTTTATCATTGGTGTGGGCTTGACAATCGTTCCTGCACTGGGTATAATGTATGTACATTCACCAAAGGATGATAAGAGTAACGGGCATTAGCGCAGTTTGGTAGCGCGCCTGCTTTGGGAGCAGGATGTCGGGGGTTCAAATCCCTCATGCCCGACTTAATAAATACACAAAAAATGCAAGTTTACACTGTGGAAGAATTTCAAGAACGTTGGGAAGAAATGATTGCAAGAGTGGAAGGCGGAGAAAATATAGGGATAACTAATGGTAGAAATACTTGTGTAATGATTCCTGCGGATGATGAACTCATACGCATTTACACCGAGCATAACGAAGCCTCGTAAAATTATTTGCTCGATTAGCTATCTGGTGAAAGCGCCCGACTCATAATCGGATATAGGTGGGTTCGATCCCCTCATCGAGCATGGACACTTTCGCAAGTGTCACTCTTGACTTCTCCAAGTCTAACCCTTATAATAACAAGGTAAACAAATTCAAACAAATGTCACTCACTGCTAAATTCAAAAAAGATCTTCAAACTTTGAAGTCTGCTGCTAACGGAGAATCCTATCTTGATGTAAAGAATCCGAAACTTTTCAAGAAAGTCCGTAAGTTCTATGAATCTAATGGTGCAATCTTCTCTGGTGATCCTCTTGATGACTATGATATCTTGATGGAATACATTTATAATGATCTTGAAGCTGAAGGAGTTCTTGCATAATGATTGACGTACTTCCTAAAATTCTTCTTGAAAGAGAGGGATATAGGTTTGTTCAAAAGGGTATTATCGAACTTAATGGTATGCCCGATTATCGTATGCAAAAGAAAGACTTCTACACCAAACGTTGGAATGACATTTATCTTTTTGATAATGGCCTACAATGTTCTACTGCAATGGAGGATATTGAGTATGCGAAATGGTTAGATCCAGATCGTGTTCCATGTTATGTGAGAGACAATGATGAAGACACGGATGGTCTATAACAGCACTGGTCGGTGATGAATTCCCCTTATGTCTAAAACAAGTATCCTGAGATACATTGGCAACTTTCTCCTCTTACTTGGTTATCAAATCATGTTATGGGGAGATTTTAAAAACGGTTTGATTATAAAATTTATCGGGGGTTTACTCGGTATTCCTTTTGCTATCAAACTTAAACTTTGGGATGTGTTATTTTTAATCACATTCTTTGGTATTTCCGAGATATCAAAGTTAACCCAACTTTTCTTAGTTTCATAAAACTAAGTGGTGGAGTCAAAATGACCTCCTATGTCCTCGTCGGATTGGACATTAAATATGCCGACTGGTGTGGATGGGGAAACCCCGCCGAGTTTCTTGTTTTCTCGTAATCAAAACAAGTGGCGAGCCTGAGTTACACGGGAGGGGTATATTACCCCTCTTTTTTTGTAAATGCCATTATAATTACATACCTGGAATACACTAGACTTTCTTCTGCAGTTGGTATTAATGCAGTGTGATATAATCTGGGATCAAAAATAGTTAAAGAATTTTCTGTTCCATCTAAAATTAAAGACCCTTTTTTAGTTCTTACTAAGGTTCCATATTTTTTATTTGGATTTTGCAAATAAAATACACAACTAATTATTTGTTTCTCATGATGAGAGTGATAGTGGTTGTCTGTATATGATTGTGCATCTTCATCGAAATATAATGTATTTTTTATATCTACATCGGTGTAATGACCTACTTTGTTTATCCAACAAGACTCAAATTCTGCAGTAATATTTAAATAATTTTTACTGTAATGATTGACTTCGTTAGCTATTTTGTTGAATAAATTTTTCCAGCATTCTTTTTCTAAAATCTTTTCACTAAAGAAATTTTCTGCCATTATTGGAGGATGTAGTTCCTCTATTTTTCTATGAGTTTTTAAATATAATTCTGCTTCTTGTATGAGAGTTAATCGATCTATCTCTGAAATAGTCTCATAGGATTTGTAGAAATACTTTTCATCAAAATGAAATACTTTGTTCAAGGTATCTTGCAATTTCGCATCATAATTGGTATAATATATAGTATGAGATTATTATTTTTGATCAAAATATGAGTCAATATATCAAGAAGGCACTTGTTCTTGGTGCTGGTGGCTTTATCGGAAGTCATATGGTTCGCAGATTGCGTTCCGAAGGATACTGGGTTCGTGGCGTAGACCTAAAGTATCCAGAGTTTTCTGCACATGAAGCTAACGAATTTATTCGTGGAGATCTTCGTGATGTGGAATTTGTTCGTCGTGTCCTAGAATATAAAGGAGATAGAGGTAACTTTTATAACTCTGTTCCTCATCGTTACATCCAACCTTTTGATGAGATTTATCAGTTTGCTGCTGATATGGGTGGTGCTGGATTTGTTTTCACTGGTGAAAATGATGCAGACATCATGCACAACTCAGTTACTATCAATCTGAACGTTCTTGAGATGCAACGTCAGATGAATGAGAAGGTTGGAAAAAATACTACTAAGATTTTCTATTCTGGATCTGCGTGTATGTATCCAGAACACAATCAACTAGATCCAGATAATCCAGATTGCCGTGAAGAGTCCGCATACCCAGCTAATCCAGACTCCGAGTATGGTTGGGAAAAACTATTCTCGGAACGTCTCTACTTTGCCTATCATCGCAATTATGGTATTCCAGTTCGCGTTACTCGTTACCACAATATTTTCGGACCAGAAGGAACCTGGGAAGGTGGAAGAGAAAAAGCACCTGCAGCAATCTGCCGTAAAGTTGCCTACCTTCCAGAGAAAGGTGGAGCCATCGAGGTGTGGGGAGATGGCCTACAAACTCGTTCCTTCTTGTACATTGATGAATGCATCGAAGCATCCAGGAGATTGATGGATTCCGATTTTATTGGACCTGTGAATATTGGTTCAGAAGAAATGGTTACCATTAATCAACTTGTAGATACTGCTGCTAGGGTTTCGGGTAAGGATGTCCAGAAAATTCACATTGATGGTCCTCTGGGTGTTCGTGGACGTAATTCTAACAACGATGTAATCCGCAAAGAACTTGGTTGGGATTATCAACAAACTCTTGAAGAAGGTATTCGTAAGACATATAATTGGATTTCTGAACAAATTGCTAAAAAGAACAATGAAAATTGAAATTAATAAAGAACATGTAAATGCATTAGATGTCAGTCATCTCAGAGATATGTCTCTGAATCAAAATGACTGGCTACCTGCAGGACAAAGTGAGTATAGATTGTATGCTTACCTCTCTACATTTTTCAATAAAAGTACTATTCTGGACATTGGTACTCGCACTGGTGGGTCCGCTCTTGCACTTTCTTATAATCCAACTAACCAAGTCATTAGTTATGATCTGGTAGAACAAGGTGCAAGTTCAATCGAGAAAGATAACATCACATGGAAAATCATGGACTTCATGGAAGATGAAGAACTTGATTGGAACAACATTCCTATTGTCATGATTGATGTTGATCCTCATGATGGATCCCAAGAACGTGTCATGATGAATTGGCTTCGTGACAAGGGTTGGAAAGGAATTCTAATTCATGATGATATTGGTCCTGGTTGGCCTGATATTCAACTTATGTGGGATGAGATTCCCGAAGAAAAGTTTGATGTTACTGAGATTGCTCACATGAGTGGAACTGGTATTGTCAACTTTGGAAATGCACACGAAATTAGTATCGTCTGATGAAAATTACAGTACTTGGTTCCAGTGGGCAGATCGGCGCCTACTTAACAGAATACCTACGTAGTAAAGGTCACACTGTTCATGAATTTGATGTTGTCAATGGTGAACATCAAGACATGACTGTTATTCCTAATCCAGAACTTCATAGAGTAATTAAGGATACTGATTTTGTATTCTTCCTTGCATTTGATGTTGGTGGATCACGTTATTTAAAGAAGTATCAACATACTTTCCAGTTTATTGACAACAATGGCCGTCTTATGGTCAATGCATTTGGACTTCTGAAAAAGTATAATAAAAAGTTTATCTTTGCATCATCTCAGATGAGTAACATGAGTTATTCACCTTATGGTGTTCTTAAGAATGTCGGTGAACTCTATACCAAGTCATTGAATGGTTTGATTGTAAAGTTTTGGAACGTTTATGGAATTGAAAAAGATCACGAAAAATCCCATGTCATTACGGACTTCATCCGCAAAGGTTTTGAGACTGGTGTTATTGACATGCTTACTGATGGTCAGGAAGAACGAGAGTTTCTATATGCAGAAGACTGCTGCGAAGCACTTGAAACGATCATGGAAAACTATGATGACTTTACTTCTGAAGACAATCTTCATATCACCAGTTTCCACTCTACAAAGGTCGTTGATATTGCGAGCATGATTTGCGGCCAATTTAATTTGATTGGAAAGTATGATGTTAAGATTCAACCCTCTACTGAAAAAGATAGTGTTCAGTTAGATAAAAGAAATAAACCAGACACATACTTAACAAAGTGGTGGATACCCAAGACAACTATTGATCAAGGTATCGCTAAAGTATTCGAGGCAATGAAGAATGAACAAGTTCAAAATTAATCTTCATTGTAACGATTCTCTTCTCCCTTCCACTTCAGATAAAAATACTTCCAAGTATACTGAATGGGTTTATGACAGGTCAGGATCGGTGAGTCTTTATGTAAATCAGAGATCACTCGATGTTCTTCAGGATGTTTCGGATACTCCTAAGTATATTTGGCTTCTCGAATCAAAACAAATTATTCAAGGTGTTTATGATTGGATTCTTGCAAACTATGACTTTGTTGCTTCTAGAGTAGATGGAATTCTTTCTCCAGACAAAGAACTTTGTGAAAAGTATTCTAAGTTTCAGTATGCTTTAACTAATGCAGCTCCATGGATTGAAGAACGACAAATCTATGAGAAGACTAAATTGGTCTCTATGATTTCTTCTAATAAGTCCATGGTTCCTGGCCATCGTAAGAGACTTGAATTTGTCAATAAATTCAAAGATCAAGTAGATCTTTATGGTCGTGGATTTCGTGATCTTCCCAGAAAGGAAGAAGGTATTAAAGACTATATGTTCTCTATCGCAGTGGAGAATGCCGTCTATGATACATACTTTACAGAGAAACTAACAGATTGTTTCGCAACAGGAACAATTCCAGTCTTCTACGGTTGTAGAGGAGTTACAGAGTATTTCAACGAGGATGGTATTATATTCTTGGACGATGACTTTGATGTTTCTACATTGACAGAAGAACTTTATTATTCTAAAATGGATGCGATTAAAGACAACTTTGAACGTGCCAACAATCTGCCAGTGGCAGAAGATTACCTCTACGAAACTTACTGGAAATGAGTACTTATAAAGGCTGGGAAGCAGAAGAACAGATTGCAGTTGATTATCTGGAAACTTGCCGTAGTGCAGTTGCAGATGATGAAGTCTTTGCAAAATTTAAATCAATTCAAGGGTATAAAAATATTTTAGAACATGTAACTCCTCGTCAAGGTGCAGAGTATCTTCAACTTGCTATGGAAATGGCTGGAGATGCTCTACTTGATAATCTTGAAACATTTAAAGAGAATGATGTTATCGGAACTCCTGATAGATTCTCTTATCCAGAAACGGGTAAAATCTCTCCCACTACAATTAGATACATTAAGAATGTATTTGAGATGGCAACTCTCCTTGGAGAGTCTCCCATTAGTCGTGTAGTAGAAGTTGGTGGCGGGTACGGTGGACTATGTAAGACCTTAAGTGTTGTATGTGATTTTGATGAATATATTTTAGTTGATCTTCCAGAGGCAGTTGCAGTTCAACAAAAATATCTTAAAAACTTTCCTGAACTTTATTCAAAGTGCAAGTTTGTGAGTTGTGATAATGTTGAAGAAGTAAAAGATGTAGATCTTTTTATTAGTAACTATGCACTTTCGGAGTGTGATTATGATACTCAGATTAATTATTATGATAAATTAGTTTCAAAGGCTAAGTTTGCTTACATCATTTATAATCTTGTCAACTTTAATGATTTCTACTATAATAAGTTTACTGGAAGGATGAGTGAAACATTTGAGTTCACCACCAGTAAGGATTATGAAAACACAGTAATTCTCGCAAAGGCCAAGGATCAATGAACCGTATCAATGACTATGATGATCTAGAAGATCGGATTGTAAAATGGATCTCTGATTATTGCATTACTCACCCATCTATTAAAAGTCTTGTAGTAGGAATTTCTGGAGGTATTGATTCTTCTGTGGTTTCTACTCTTTGTGCTTTGACTGGTATGCCAACTTATGTTGTTGGTATGCCTATCAATCAACTTGAAAATCAAGAATCTCTTTCTGATGCTCATGGTGAGTGGTTGGCTAATAACTTTAATAATGTGAAGTTTATTAAGACTGATATGAGCCATGTCTATGATTCTTTCTTAGAGACTATTTCATTGGATATTGGCGAACGATTTGCAACCAATAAACTTGCACAAGCCAATACTCGTTCTCGTCTTCGCATGATAACCCTTTATCAGGTGGCATCTTCGGTCAATGGTATTGTTGTAGGTACTGGTAATAAAGTTGAAGATTATGGTGTAGGATTTTACACTAAATATGGTGACGGTGGAATTGACATTGCACCTATTGCTGATCTTTACAAAACTGAAGTCTGGAGACTTGGTGAACACCTTGGAGTAGACGAAAGAATTATTTCTGCACCTCCCACAGATGGTTTGTGGGATGATGGTAGAACTGATGAAGATCAGATTGGAACTTCATATGCAATGCTTGAGTGGGTAATGGAACGGGGTCTTCAGGAGGATCCAATGTTCTTAACAGAAGAACAGACCAATGCCATCAATGTGTTTCAGAAGTTTCATATGCAAAACAAACATAAGATGGTTGAAATTCCGACATTTAAGCTATGAAGATTGGACTTATTGGCGCAGGAAGACTTGGTATCTGCCTTGCACTCCTTATGGAAAATGCAGGATATGATGTCCTAGTCTCTGACATTCGTGAGGATTATGTAGAAAACCTCAATAAAAAAATCATTTCCAGTACAGAACCCTTTGTACAGGAACATCTTAGACAAGCTAAGTATCTTGAAGCAACCACTGATAATAAAAGAGTTATTCGAGAGTGTGAGCTCATTTTTACTTTGGTTGCAACTCCATCTTTGACGGATGGATCTTATGATGTAAGTTCTGTATGGGATGTTATTCGAGACTTCCAAGAGACTCCTGATGTAGAAGGAAAAACCCTCGTCGTTGGATGTACAACAAATCCGGGTGATTGTGCAAGATTCCAAGAACAACTTAAGTCTTACGGTGTAAATGTTGTTTACAACCCAGAATTTATTGCACAGGGATCTATCATCAGAGACTTGACTCATGCAGACATGGTTCTGCTTGGTGGAGATAATGCAGAGGTCTTAGAAATCCTTTCTGAGATTTATAAGAAAATTCAAGTCACAAAACCGGTCATTTCTGTAATGTCTTCCACATCTGCAGAGATAGTTAAGATTGCGATTAACTGTTATATGACAACCAAGATTAGTTTCGCAAACATGATTGGTCAGGTACTTATTCTTTCTGGACTTGAAAATGAGATTGAAACTGTTCTCTCATCTATTGCAAGTGACTCTAGAATTGGAAGTAAGTACTTACGATTTGGATTTGGATTTGGTGGACCATGTTTGCCTAGAGATAACAGAGCGTTTAGTAAGTATGCAGAAAAGTTAGGATTGACTTATAATCTTGGTGAGACTACCGATAACTTTAATTATGAACACTCAAAGTTCTTAAAGAATTATTTTATTGATAGAAATAAAGAGAGTCTGCCATTTTACTTCAGTTACATATCCTATAAAAAAGGAACTGATATTTTAACTGAAAGTCAACAGTACATTCTCTGTCAAGATTTACTTGATGCTGGCTATATCGTTTATGTTGATGATGTCGATTCAATTATCAAACAGGTTGAAAAAAACTTAACTGAGTGGTATGGTGGTAGAATCAAGTTTGGGAAACCTCCCGAAGATATTAAAACAATTGCAATTAATTTATGATAGGATATAATAGGCTAGGAAGTAATGGTCGTCTGGGAAACCAGATGTTCCAGTATGCATCACTCAGAGGCATTGCTGCAAAACGAGGATATGATTGGTGTATTCCTCCAGATACTTATGATCATAAAGATAACTATGGTCTATTTGAAACATTCGAATTGTCAAATGTTAAGGAATCCAACATTGGATTTGTTGATGGTCAATATATACAAGAGAATGATCACTGTTTTATTCCAGAATTTTTTGATGAATGTCCTGACAATGTAAGTATTGATGGATACTTCCAGACTGAAAAATATTTTAGTCACATTGCAGAGGAGATCCGTGAGGACTTCACCTTTAGAAAAGATTATCTCGATCCTTGTCAGGAGTATATTGATAGTTTACCTTCTAGCCCTATCTTCCTTCATATTCGTCAGAGTGACAACATTGGGAGAGAACAATACCATCCCATCCTTCCCATTACGTTCTTTGAAGAGGCACTAAGTCATTGGCCTGAAGACACTCCATGTTTCGTCTTTACTGATGATATCGATTGGTGCAAGTACAATCCTTTCTTTAAGAAAGATCGATTTTTATTTAATGAAAGTAACGGTAAATATACATATAAAACTATTGATGGCACTGGAAAAATGCAGAATACTCTTCTGCCACAGGTCGATCTGTGTCTAATGAGTCTTTGTTCTGGTGCTATCATTGCAAACTCATCGTTCTCTTGGTGGGGAGCATGGTTGCAAAATGATCGAGGTAAAGTTGTTGCTCCAGATCCTAAGAAGTGGTTTGGCACTGCAATGGCTAACCTGGATACCTCGGACATTGTTCCTGATCGTTGGATTATTCAAGAGTGGAGTAAGTAATGGCTGTTTCATTTAAAGGTTTAGGTAATGAAGGTCGTCTGGGTAACCAGATGTTTCAATATGCATTTATCCGTGGGCTCGCTGCAAACCGTGGATTTGATTGGGTAATTCCTCCTCCAGATGCTGACCGTCTAGACAACTATGGTCTTTTTGATGCATTTGAACTCACTAATTGTGATCTAGAAAAGAATACTGGGGAACCATTCTACAAAAATGTAGAATACCGTGACATGCATTTTAATGAAAAAATTTATAATGAATGTGACGATGACACCAATTTTTCGGGTAATTTTCAAACAGAAAGATACTTTGAAAACATTGCCCAGGAACTCCGTGAGGATTTCGCGTTTAAAACAGCGTATTTGGAACCATGTCAAGAATTTGTTGATAGTCTTGGCGGAAGGGATAATTGTATTTTTTTGCATGTTCGTCGCGGTTCTCCAAATCTTACTGGTCGGAGAGGTGAAAAGTGGTCTTATCAGATGGTCCAAGAGTACCACCCACTTTGTAAAAAGGATTATTACCTCCAGGCTCTAAAGGAGTTTCCGGAAGATAAGAATATAATTGTAGTCTCAGATCTTATTGATTGGTGTAAAAAACAAGATTGGTTACAGGGAGATCGTTTCCATTTTTCCGATTCATCTTACGAGACATTTGGTGATGGCGCATCAGTTCCTTATATTGATCTCTGTCTCATGAGTCTTTGTGGAGGCGCAATCATTGCTAACTCTTCTCTTTCTTGGTGGGGAGCATGGTTGCAGAATGATACAGGTAAAGTTGTTGTTCCTGATCCTTGGTTTGGTCCTGCTTATGACCACTATAATATGAAAGATATGATCCCCGAAAGGTGGATTAAAATTCACAATGATCCATCTCCAGTTCCAGCAGAAACATGAAAGATTTAACATTTTTATTGCCTTGCCGAATCGAATCAGAAGATAGACTTAGAAATGTAGTCACTTCTGTTACTTATCTTTTAAAGAATTTTCCAGAGTCGAAAGTAATATTAAAGGAAGTAGATACACATTCGCATTTTAAGTTTAGAGCTTTACCAGTAATTAGGAAGTATGTAGATACTGATAATCTAACTCATATATTTGAAGAAAACGAAGAAAAGTTTTTTCATAAGACTAGAATACTAAATGATCTACTAGTTGCTTCTGAAACACCAATCGTTTATAATCATGATGTAGATGTTGTATTACCAAAAGGTAGTTATGAATCTGCTTATAACGCAATAGTATCCGGGAATGTGGATGCTGTATATCCCTTTGGATGTGGTGTATATCAGTGGGCTGTAAATTATTCCGAGTCAACTTTTAATCAATTTCTTGATTCTAACTTTAACTTTGATGTCTTAAACGATTCTAAATTTAGAGTAGCTTCTTCTATTGGTTGGGGTCAAATGTTAAAGAGGGAAGTTGAAATTAATGCAGGTCTTTGGAACGAGAATTTTATTTCTTGGGGAGCTGAAGATTGCGAATTTTATTTCAGATTAAACTCTTTTGGATTTAAGGTTGCTAGGGTAAATGAAGACATCTATCATTTTGAACATGGTAGAACATTTAACTCACATTATCACAACCCAAAGTTCATGGATAACCATAATCTTTGGCAAAATATTAGAACTTGGGATGCACCAAAATTACAATCCTATTACCAACAACAAGAGTACATTAAAAAAAGAGGAGAACAATTAAATGTTAGCGTTTAATGAATTGGGAAATATTGGTCGTCTAGGAAATCAGATGTTCCAGTATGCAGCGTTACGAGGTATTGCATCCGTAAAAGGATATGATTGGTGCATCCCTCCATATAATACTCGTAGAGTTGATAACTATAGTTTGGCTAATTGTTTTACACTAGAGAGTGTGAAGTCAATGAACCTATACATTCTGGATAGAGGGTTTGCTCCAGTTGTAGCTGAAAAACATTTTCACTTTGATGAAGAACTCCTTCAACTGTGTCCTAATGATGTTTCTCTGCATGGATTTTTCCAGACAGAAAAATATTTTGCACATATCAAAGATGAGATTCTTAAAGACTTTACTTTTCATGATGATCTAATCACTCCGGTAAAGGGCTTCCTTGATGAACTTAAAGACCCTATTTTTCTTCATGTTCGTCGTGGTGATCCAAATCTTGTTGACGCTCGGGGATTCAAGTGGGCATATACTGAGTGTTCTTCTCAACACCCTCCACAAACTCTAGAGTATTATGAAGAAGCTCTTAAGTTGTTCCCAGAAGATCAGGAAGTCGTAGTTGTTTCCGATTCTCCCGAATGGGTAATGGAACAGGAAGTCTTTAAACCAGATCGGTTCTACGTCTCTACTCCCGAAGAAAAGTATCCTGATGGTTCCTATACTCCTTATGTTGACTTGTGCATCATGGCTAATTGTAAGGGTGGTATCATTGCTAACTCTACTCTTTCTTGGTGGGGTGCTTGGTTACAAAATGGTGCTGGTAAAATTGTAGCTCCTAAAAACTGGTTTGGTCCTGCATATGGACACAACAATACTGTTGATCTTTATTGCGAGGGGTGGGAAGTTCTCTGATGGAATCTGCTGTAATGGATAAAAACAAGTCTGCATATAAACTAAAAGGAATTGGACCCATCTATTACATTAATCTAGATGGACAACCAGAAAGAAAAGCGTACATGGAGTCAATGTTTTCCCATTGGGAAATTGATAATTACGAACGTATTTCTGCTTATGATGGTCGTGACGATGACCTGAGTGATATTATTCATGGCAGGTATCCAGCAAATATGAGTTCTGGTGAGGTGGGTTGTGTGACTTCACACCTTAAGCTTCTCAAACATTTTCTTGAAACTTCGGATTCTCCATATTGTATTGTAATGGAAGATGATGTTGATATTAGTGTTGCGAAGTACTGGAACTTTACTTGGAATCAATTTATTGCAAGACTTCCTTATGACTACGATGTAGTTCAACTTGCTATTATTTGTCCAGGAACTCTTCATGTTAACCTACATCGTAGGTTTGTGAATGATTTTTCCACAGCATGTTATGTTATTACTAGACATCATGCAGAAAAAGTAGTACGACTTCACTGCCGTGGAGATAAGTATAAACTTGATCATGCAATTAAGCCTCGTGCAGTTGCAGATGATTTAATTTATAACTCTGGAAATACTTTTGCTATTCCTTTGTTCTTGTATAGGATTGAGTTGGGATCATCCATTCACCCAGAACATATTGAAATCTTCCATAGAGGATCTCATGATGGACTTCGTAATCTTTGGGAAACTCGTGGTTCTGATTTAGAAATTGAGAAACTCATGGATTTTGATCCTTATCTTGGAAGAACTTCTGAGGCTCAACCACCAAGTTAAAAATATGAAAGTAACAAAAATACCCGGATTAGGAAGATTCGGTGTTTATATTGATGACATAGATCTCAATAATATTACAGATGAAGAATGGATAGAAGTCGGTAAGATTCATCTAGAATCTCTAGTGACTATTATTCGTAATAATAGTATAGATCATCTAACATATTATAATCTAATGACTAAGTGGGGCGATACTCGTTGGACTCGCCCTCTACAGTTGTATAAAAAATATGGTAAACCAGTTAAAGAATTATTTACAAAACGATTACTTGATGCTGGAGATCGTAAAGATCTTTTACATCAAAGACGTTGGGCTGTAGATAAAAGGTGTCCTGGAATGCTTAGAATTACTCCTAAAAAGAATGACAAGGGGGAGTCTACTGGGATGTTTGGTGATGGTGAATTGTACTGGCATAGTAATGAAGCCTCAGATGTAGCATTTACTCCTGGTGTATCTCTAATGGGAGTTGAGAATATGATCGGAAGTTCTACGGGATTCTGTACAACTGCTGATTGGTATGAAAAACAATCTGATTCTTTTAAAAGTGAATTAGACGAAATGATTCTTGTGTGTAATTTTAGAACTAATCATCGTGAGTATGATGATCAGAAAAGATTATACTTAGAAACCATGGTAAGTTATGATGAAACCCAACAAAGTTTTTATCATAACAATCAATGTCCAGAAAATGATAGTGAAATTCCACTAGTGATTCAAAATCCAGGTGGCATTAAAGGACTTCATTACTCTCCATGGACTGTGGATTATATTAAGGGAATGAATAGAGAAGAAAGTGATAAGATTCTCTCTAAGATTAGTACTGAATTATTCATTGATGAATACATATATGATCACAAATACCAAAGTGATACAGATTTATTGATATTTGATAATAGTATTACTCTTCATAATAGATCTATTGAAAATGGATCTGCTCCTGATAGGTTAGGATATAGAGTTCAATTTGATTATGATAAGTTGATTGGGAAAACTTATCAACCATTTTTTCAAAAAGAATTTCAAGAACTTAGATCCAAAAATATAGATGATCTTTATTTCGCAATGTCTTAGTCCACTTTCACTTGACAGAATCTGAAGAAACTGTTAAAGTGATCTGACTTAACCGTGCCTCAACTACTTGCGCGGTTATTCATTATGTCCTATAGAACACAAAAAAATTTTTATGAAACTCAAACAACTGATGCTTGCACCTGTTGCTCTGGGAATGGTTGCTCCTGTTGCTGCGAATGCTGCAGATCTTAATATGGTAGCAGTCAACCAATATTCTTCAGAACAGGTTACAAGCGTCTCACAACTTTCTGACGTGCAACCCACTGACTGGGCATATCAAGCACTCAGCAACCTTGTAGAACGTTATGGTTGTGTTGCTGGTTATGCCAACGGCACCTTTGGTGGTGGTCGTGCAATGACTCGTTATGAAGCGGCTGCACTTCTTAATGCTTGCCTTGATCGTGTAACCGAAGTTACTGATGAACTCCAACGTCTTGCTAATGAATTTCGTGACGAACTAACTGTTATTCAAGGTCGTGTTGCTGCTCTAGAATCCAAAGTTGGTACTCTAGAAGCAACTCAATTCTCAACCACTACCAAACTTAAGGGTGAAACCAACTTCGTTCTTGGTGGTGTTCCTGGTGCTCGTCTTGCTAATGGAACCAACGTCGGTAACACCGCATTTAACTATGATCTTCGTCTGAACTTTGATACATCGTTCACTGGTAAGGATCTGCTTCGCACTCGTCTGCGTACTGGTAACTTCTCTAGTCAACCTTTTGGTTCTTCCTCGTCTCTGTTCAAACTGGACAAAGCAGAATCTTATGCGAACCAAGTCAATCTTGACCGTTTGTACTACAGCTTCCCTGGACTTACTAAGGGTGTGACTCTCACCGCTGGTCCTCTGGTTCGTAACACCGAGATGACATGGATTCCTTCCGTTTATCGTTCTGAAGTTCTTGACTTCTTTGCTGTTGGAGGTGCTCCAGGTGTCTATAACAAGGCAACTGGTGCTGGTTTCGGTGTTCAGTATGTTCAACCCAGTAAGAAAGGTGGAGTTGTTGCTGGTCTGAACTACGTTGCTCAGAACGGTGCTGATTCTTCTACTGGTGTGTTTAATGAGCAAGGTGCTCTGAACGTTCTTGCACAACTCGGTTATCGTGCTCCTCAGTGGGGTGCTGCCTTCGGATATCGTTATGGTACTCAGGGATCCCGTGTCCGCACCTTTAATGGTGTTGCTGGTAATGGCGGTACTCTTGCCGCTAACCAAACCTCCAATGGTTATGCTCTGAATGCCTACTGGCAACCCAAGACCTCTGGTATCATTCCTTCTGTGAGTGGTGCTTATGGTTGGAACAACGTAGAAGGCCTTGCAACTCCTAATGCTGCAACTAACTCTCAGACCTGGTTTGCTGGTCTTCAGTGGAGTGATGTTTTTGCTAAGGGTAATGGTGCTGGTATTGCTTACGGTCAACCTGGCAACGCTTCTGGTCTCTCTGAGAAGGCTCAAATGCTTGAGATCTTCTACAAGTACCGTGTGTCTGATAACATCAGTGTGACCCCTGCTCTGCTCTATGTTACCAACAACCAAGCATTCCAAAATGCTTCTGATAACTGGGGTGGCGTGATTCAGACTAAGTTTACTTTCTGATCTTCTAACAAAATAGGTATCGCATGATACCAAGGGGGGGTGCTTGACACCCCTTTCTTTTTCCTATATAATCATGTAACAATTCGTAATAAAACGAAAATGACTGTAACGACTAATGAACATGGTCAAATGAACATGTTCGCCAAAGAACCTAAAATGTATATTTCCGATGAGGATGCAATTAAATACGGCATGATGACTCACAACGAACGAGCAGAACTTGCTAACGGTCGTTGGGCAATGATGGGTATTATTGCAGGATTCATTTCTTATGCCTTTACGGGTAAATTATTTTTTGGTATTTTCTGACAATTCATTGACAATGACTTCAATTATCTTTACAATTACTAGTATCGCCTTCTTTGTTCTCTTGGCGGTATCTGTAGAAAAACTTTCCGAAACATACTAATGACTTATTCTGTTACCCTTCGTTCTCCTGATGGAACTGAAAATGTAATTCAATGCGCTTCCGATCAATATATTCTTGAAGCTGCTGAAGAAGCTGGTATTGATCTTCCTTCTTCCTGTAGGGCCGGTGCCTGTTCTGCTTGTGCGGGCAAACTGATTAGTGGTACTGTCGATAATGAGGAACAATCATTCCTTGATGACGATCAAATTACTGAAGGATGGGTGCTAACTTGCGTTGCATATCCTACTAGTGATTGTATTATTTTAACTGAACAAGAAGAAAATCTTTAATAAAGGAGAAACCTAAAATGAAAAACTTTGGATGGACACCAGAAGCAGAAATTCTTAATGCTCGTCTTGCTATGCTTGGATTTGTAATTGCCGTTGGCACTTACTTGACTACAGGACAAATTATTCCTGGAGTTCTATGAGCTCTGGAATGCTCGGACAATTTGCTCTTGCTCTTGAAACACTTGGATGGGATAAAGATGATGACATCTCAGTTGAAATTGGTGGTGTGTCAGTAACAGGAACTGCTACCCACCCAGATGCAAATCCAAAATGGGCAAAACCTTTTGGGACAGTCACTTATCAAAACGATGCTTTCATCGTAATCAAAAACAAGTCAAGGAACCCAGTTGTTCCTTCACAACCAAATCCTGAACTTAAACAACAACATCCTTATATTGAAAATCATGCCTCAACTAACTCCTGAAGAAACTGTAACCATTCCTTCAGTGGACTTTATGTTCCGTGAAGATGGTGAATTTGTGACTCGTTCCACCGATGATCTTTTTGGTGGTAAAAGAGTAGTTCTCTTTGCTCTTCCTGGTGCTTTTACTCCTACCTGTAGTGCCTATCAACTTCCAGGTTTTGAAGAGAAGTATGAAGAGTTTAATGAAGCCGGAATTGATGAGGTTTATTGTCTCTCAGTCAACGATGCATTTGTGATGAATGCATGGGCTAAAGATCAAGGAATCACAAATGTTAAACTGATCCCTGATGGTAATGGTGAATTTACCCAGGGAATGGGTATGCTTGTCCAGAAAAAGAACCTTGGTTTTGCCATGCGTTCTTGGCGTTATGCCGCAGTTATTGATAATGGTGAAATTCAACAACTGTTTCTTGAAGATGACATGCGGGACAATGCTGACACTGATCCTTATGAATATTCCACTCCAGAACGGGTATTGGAATATGTCAAGACTACTGCTCCCGCAGTAGTAGTCTGAGCCTCTCCCCCCGCAAGGGGGATTTTTTTGAGGCTCTTGACAAGGACGATAACCTGTAGTATTATAAATAGGTAAACAAATGTTACGAAACTTTAATGTTATGTAACACATTCATGGAGAAAAGGGACTAACCTCCTTACCGAGACTATCCATGTAAAATATGTCTCTCATACCCAGTCTTAGGGTGACTGGGAAATAGTAACTCCACCATTTCCCTGATGGTCTTACTAACTTTTTTAAAAAAATGACTGCTTCAATTGCACAACAACGACAATCGAATACTTGGGAACAGTTTTGCAACTGGGTAACTTCAACCGATAACCGCATCTATGTTGGGTGGTTCGGTGTTCTGATGATTCCTTGCCTACTTGCTGCTACAACTTGTTTCATCATCGCATTTATCGGTGCTCCCCCAGTGGACATTGATGGAATCCGTGAACCCGTTGCTGGTTCACTCATGTACGGAAACAACATCATCTCTGGTGCTGTGATTCCTTCGTCCAATGCTATTGGACTGCACTTTTACCCCATCTGGGAAGCTGCTTCCCTAG